AGAAATTTGTCCATGCTGTTTCTCCTTTAAGTGATTTCGCGGCCAGAGGCGCGGATGGTCAGTGATGCTGATGCGCTGGCAATGGTGCTGATGTAGCCGCCTGGTTCGAGAGCCTGACCGACCAACTCTGGGCAGGTGTAAGTCTCATCGGGTGCGATGGCGCGTGTGTCCAGAATCAGGTTGTTTGCACCTGGGCTGCCGCCGCTTGTCACCAAGTTGACGCTGATCGTGACGTTGCCTGCGCTGGTGTTGGTGACGGTGAATTTGTCGATGATGGCTTTGCAGTTGGTTGCCGTGTACTGCGTGGTTTGGCTATTTTCTGCCTGCTTTGCTGGGATCAGCACCTTGATGGATACGGTCATGATCTGTCCTTACTGTTGAACTTGAGTGACGGAAAGCACAACCGCTGGGGCGGCTGGCGCAAATGCTGTGGCTGCCACGCTGTCCACTGTGACGTTGGTGCTGTCGGCTGCAAAGGCCAGCTCGACATATTCGTTGGCGGCAAGAGAGACGGTCTCGTTGAGCGCAATCGGAATGTAACCGTTGTTGATGTCTGAGGTGACAAGGCGTGCGCTGTTGGCGATGGCCGTGCCGTTCTTCTTCCACCAGACCCAGATGTTTTTGGATGACGAGCTGCCGCTGGTCAGTTGCACGGTGGCGTCGAACTGGTAGAGGCCGGACTCTGGCACGATGATCTGGCTGGTGGTGCCGCCGATGGTCACGCCGTTGCTGATCTGCGTGTTGTCGAATGTGAGCAAGTATTCGGTGTTGATGACGGCAGGAGTCTGGTCTGTGGTCTTGGTGAACACGCCGTAATACTGCATCTGCTGAATGGTGGGGCGCACAAAGATTACGCCGGTCGTTGCGTCAGATGTAATGCACGCAGCCAGTGGAATGACGTTGTCAGGTGCCGTTGGCTTGGTGTTCGTCAGAGCGCCTGCGACGGTGGGGCTGGCATAAAGCAAGTCACCGGGCGAGAAGGCGCTGGTGTCAACGTCACGGACAAAGCCCCATGTGGTGCAGTAGCCTTTTTCGCCGCTGTCGGGCAGGTCGTGGGTCATGATGCCCAAGATGTAGAGGGTCGGCTGCGAGCCGTCTGCGAGATAGGGTGCGACCAGCAGGGCGTTGGATGTTGCGCCAGCAAAGCCGACGACAGTTCCGTTGGGTATGGTCGATCCGGTGGTGTTTCCGACACGGGCGTAGGTCTCTTGGCCAATCTGCTGCGTGACTCCGTAGTCCATGCCGAGGTTGACAGTCTGGTCGGTGGTGTTCCACGCGAGGCGGCGGGTCTTGCTGGTAGGGGCTGGCGATTCGCTCAGGTCGATGTAATCCGTCACCACCGAGTTGTTGTTCTGGATGGCTGGCGCGTTGGCCAGAAGTTCCACGGCTGCGGCAAGGCGGCTGATCTGGGCCAGAGCCTCGTTTGCTGTGGCCGCTGCTGTGTCTGCCTGGTACTCGAAGTCGGTGCCCGTGATGACTTGCAGCTCGTCCACGACCGAAAACAGTAGCTCGAACTGGCGGATCTGCTGCTGGTCGGTCAAGAACGCCGCTAGCTGGTCGCGGGTCAGGTTGAGCCTGCGGGAAACTGGTGCGGTTGCCATCAGTATGCCAATGCCTCAATTTGTGCCTCAAGGCGCATGAAGGAAACATGCGCGTCGCTGTCGCCACGGAAGCGCTGGATGCGCCAGTTCCTCATGTGGCCCTGCTGGAACCATGCAAGGCGCTTGGCTGTGTTTCCAATCGTGCCCACACTGATGCTGCGGTCTTGACTCCAAGCGAGGCCGTCTGTGCTGTAGCTGGTGCTGATCTGTGGATTTGTGCCCAGTGCCACGCTGCCGGTCAAACTGACCAGCTCCAGGCGGTTGAAGATCGCGCCGTTGCCTTCGTTGTAGGCAATGATGGTGCCAAATTCCCAGCGTACTTGCTGGCCCCAATGGTGGCCGGTGTCTTGCACCAGGTAGCCGATAGCGCTGCTTTGCGGATCGCCGACCAGCCACTTGTCGTAGGCCCAGACCAGATTGCGTGCGCGGTACTGCGAGAAGCCGACCACGGAGGTGATGAGGGTGAACCAGACCTGTTCTCTAAGCGCCTCTGATGCGGCTGCGTCGTAGACCACGGTGCGGTCTGGAAGGTGCACGTAGAGGTGCTGATGCGCTTTGTCGTTGCGTGCTTCGAGCTTGACTGTGGCCAGCTGCGCTTCGGTGTAGGTCAAGAGCAGTTCGTCGATCTCTTGGGTGCTGATCTTCTGGGTGGTAGCCGCAGCGCCGATGTAGATGCCTGGGGCTTCGTTGCGTCCACCGCCCAAGAAGGCGATGCGCTCCAAGTAGACGCAGCAGGCAAAGGTTCCGATCACGCCTTTTTGAACTTGTGCACCGTCGATGCGTGCGAAGGGAAACAGCTCGCCGCCTACGTTGTCAAACACCTCGATGGTGTTGCGGTTGAGGGCGTAGATCTCGTTGCGGAGCTTGAGCAGGGCCACGACTGGATCTGGGTCTACCTCGGAGCTGCCATATTTCAGTGGGTTAACACTCATTGGATCAAGCAGTTCTGTCACGACAAGACTTGTTCCATCTGTTGTCATGAAGAAACCGTCAACCCAGCAGACATCCAGCACAACCCCAAGATCTGGGTCTGTGACTTGGCGCAGGATCGGGGTGGTCGGGTTCCAATCAATCGTGGCTGGTGTTGTGACTGGTATCCAGTAATACAGCCGTCCACCACTTGCAATGGCCAAAACGTCGAAGCTGTAGTCAAACGTCACCAGTGTGTCAATTGGCCCACCGACGTCGCCAAGAACTGCGACAGCGCCGTCGCTGGCCACGGTCACGAGCTTGGTGCCCATGACCCGGTAGCAGATGCCGTTCCAGTTGATGCCGCCACGATCTGTGCCTGGGCCTGTTCCGTTGGCCACGATGCCGTCACCAGGTCGCAGAAATCCGTTGCTGATGCCTGACTGCTTAGGCACTGGCACCATGTTGACCGGGTAGGCCGTGCGCAGTTCTGGGGTGGCGTCGGCATAGATGCCGTTTAGGATTGGGATTTGCATGGCTTACCACTTGACCTTGTTGGCCCAGTACGCTGCGCTCAGTTTGCCCTTGGCAATGTTGTCAGCGTGCCGAGCTTTGAATGATTCGCGCCGGGCTTGGCTGGCTTTTGACTCGCCCTCTTTCTTGGGTGAGCCTTTGACGCCTTGCTGACCGAACCGAATGGTTTTGATCTCGTCGCCCGACTTGGCCACGACAACGTGGCTTTTGGTGGGGTGCAATGGCGTGGCCTTGGGCTTGTTGTAGCCCGAGACCCCGGCACGGGCAAGGCGTGTGTCTTTGGTGGCCATGGCTTAGGAGACGCGATACCAGCTGTTGGTGGCCTGGTAGAAGCGCATCGTGAAGAATGCGTTTGCGGCCAGGGTGGTGGGTGCGCCAAATGCTGCTGCTGCGCCGTTCAGGGCCAGTGTGAAGCTGGTGATGATCTGGGTGGAGGTAACCAGCACCTGTGTGCCGTCTGGCACACCAGTGTTCAATGGCAGGGTGACTGTGCCAGCGGCCAGAGTCCCAGCAGGCTGGATGACCATCCATTGTTGCTCTGTGGTGGGCGTGGGCACTGTGATGTTGAAGCCTGTGCCTGGCGTGTACAGGTTGGTGGCCACGGTTGGGGCTGCAAAGACTGTTTGGAAGTATTGCAGCAGCTGTGTGATCGAGACCTTGCGAGCGTCGCCGTTGTTGGAGACGTAGACCGGGAGAAGGTCGCCGCCAGAGACCTGGCTGATGCCCGAGAGCTGGTTAATGGTTGGCATGTTGGTTCCTCAGTTGAATTCGATGGGGCCATCTTGACCGGCCAGGACTGGATCGACGGGCGGACGGATGAAGGGGTTGTCGTAGACGCGCCATGGTTTGTTGCCTGCTCCGGCTGGCATGGTGCTGGGCAGTTGTTGCTGCACGGGCATGGCTGCGCGAGACAGAAGCGTGTTGTACGACTCTTTGGCTGTGGCCTTGGTGTCTGGCATGACCTGCTTGCCGTAGCTGGGGCCGAGCTTGATCGCCAGGTTGGTGTAGATGGCCTCGTTGGAGCTGTCGGGCACGTTGGTCTGCTCGTCGAGATCGCTGTCCTGGGGGCTGGATGGCAGAGGGTAGCCGAGGCGGATGCCGAGGGCGTTCCATGCGGCCATCTGGGTGTCCAAGCGCCGGAGGGCAGATTGCATTTGCTCTGGCCCGAGGTCAAAGGCGTAGGAGGCCAGTCCGATCTCGTCGAAGGCCTGCTCGATAAATTGGCGCTTGGTCCATCCCATTGTCATTCTCCAGTTGGCGCGGACAGTCTGTCCTGGATCAATTGTCCCAGCTTTTTGTCCTTTGTGCGACCGTCGAAGCGGATGCCGAGTTCTGTGGCCTTGGCCTCCAGCTCTTCACGGGTGGGGGCTGCGTCATCTTCTGGGGCTGTGTCCACGACTTCCACGGCCTGGGCTTCTGCCTGGGCTGCTGCCTCGGCTTGCTCACGCAGCAGGCGGTGGTTGATGCCGTCGATGGGCTTGGAGGGCTTGCGAACCTTGACCGGCTTGCGGTTCTTGGCGTATTTTGGGGTGAGGATCTTGGGCTGCATCACTTGGCCTTTTTCTTCATGGGCTTGGCGGTCTTGGCGGCTGCTTTGAAGTCTGCGGCTGTGGGGGCGCCTTTGGCACCTGGTTTGCGCATCTTCTCTTTGCTGCCTGCTGCGATGCGTTCGCGCTTGGCGTTGATGTTGGCGTAGAGACCGGGCTTCATTTCATGGCCTTCTTGGGTGCTTTGCTGGGTTTGCCTGCTGCCTTGGCTGCTTTCTCAGCGGTGCTGAGTGCGATGGCCACGGCTTGCTTCATGGGCTTGCCTGCTTTCTTTTCCATCTTGATGTTCTTGCCGATGGACTTGCTCGAATAACCTTTGGTCAATGGCATGGGGTTCTCCTATTGAAAAAAGGGGGACCGAAGTCCCCCAGTTTTTTGGCCAGATTACTGGTTGAACAACAAGATGCCGGACATCTCGGGGTTCTTGTTGACCACACCGAACAGAGTGTCCATACGGTACTTGATGGTCATGCTGTCGATGTCGTAGAACTTCTGCATTACCAGCTCGATGCCCTGGTCGGTGGTGGCACGCATCACTGCGACGCCAGCATCGGCAGGAACTGCGTAGCGGCCAGGCAAAATTTCCAACGAATCACGCTGCCAGAACACGTTCACCGAAGCGGCGTTCACGTTCAAGAAGGTGATGGCGGCTGTGTTGGACGGTGCTGTAACTTCCACGTTCTTGTATTGCAGTTCAGCATCGGTTGGGGTGCTTTGTGCGCCAATGATCGGAGGAGTAATCACCATGGTGGTGCTGTTGGTCACGCTCACGACACGGAATGTCTTGAGTTGGCCAGTGCTTTGCTTGGTGATGTGGTGCACAGCGTACACGCCGCCAATTGTGAAGGCATCGCCTGCGGCCACGCTGGTGGTCGAGGAGACGGTCACGGTTTGGAAGCGGTTGTCCACGTTGATCTGGCCGCCGACGGAAGTGGAGGTAGCTTGAGGCTCGTAGTCGGCCTGGCTGCCAGCACCGCTGGTGTCGATGGTGATCGAGCCACCGCCAGCAGCAGCTGCTTGACGATTTGCGTAGTCCATCTTGTAGGTCTCAAAACCAGCGACCATACCAACGTAGCTGCGCTCGTAGGCTTTATCGGACTTGGCGTTGCCGAAGCTGCGAGCAGTGCCAACCAGGTTGCCAGCCAAGCCGTTGTAGTCGCGGCTGGACAGGGCCATGAAGCGGTCGTAGTCAGGCACGCCTTGCTCGTTCATGATGGCGTCGCACAAGGCCACGTCGTCATAGTCACCGGCAGCGGCAGCAATCGGAACAACCAACGAACCCAGGCTTGCGGCAGAGTTCATGATGGCAACGTTGATGTCAGAGGCCAGTTTTTGCTTGGCGGACTCACCCAGGCGGCCTTCTTGCAAAGCGTCGCGCAGGTCGAGGGAGGTCATTTCCCATGGCACGGTCTTGCTGAAGCCCAGAGTGGCGGGGACGGCCAACTGTGTCATACCCTGATAGCCAGGGATCGCAGTACCGGGGGTGCTGTTGATCGACTGAGCGATGTAGGGCTGGGGACGCCAGATGGTGTTGTTGGCGCGTTCCATCATTGTCTGGTCTGTGTTGTAGACGTTGACGTGACGGGACAAAACCAGCGCGTCTTGGAAGCCTTCGAGGAGGTCTTCAAAGGCAACGCGCTCTTCTTTCGAGAAACTATTGGACATGGTATTTCCTTAAAAAATCATTTTTGAGATGCTGCACGCTTTTGCGCCTTGTACTGGATGACCTTGGTCATGTTGCCAGTACGGGCAGCTTCTTCGCGCAGCCGTTCGAGGGTTGAGTCCACCGCCCCAGAGACTCGGCCAGTTCCTGACACGATTCTTTCGGGCGGCGGGGCTGCCTTGCGGTTGGTCACTTTCAAGTCTTTCTCCAGTTTCGCTACCGCAAAGGCAAACTTTACGGGGTCTTTGATGGCGGCCAACTCTTGCGCCTTCTTGGGGTTTTTTCCGAGTGCGTAGACGACGAGGGCGGGGTTATCCGCACCTTGCAGCATGACGCCTTGCTGGGTGACGTTGAACAGCTCCTGGGCCACGGCCTCGGCGTCGTCAAAGTCTTTGACCCTCAGCTCGGCTTTCGCCTTGCCGTAGCCATCCAATTTGGCTTGCCAGGCTTTCTGCTGATTCATAACTTCAGCTTCTTGCTTGGCGTTGGCTTCGTCGGCTTTGCGCTTGCGCTCAAACCAAGTGGCCAGTGCTTCCTCAAACTTGTCGGCGTCGTAATCGTGATCTTCCAACTTGGGCTTTGCGCCGAGCACGACCGGCTTGGTCTCAGTCTGTGCGGTGGTTTGCAGCTTAGTTTGGAGTTCGCGGTTTTGGCGCTGGAGTTCTCGGTTCGTCTTGCGTAGCTCTCGGACCCATTCTGGTGCGTGTGCTGGTTCTTCGGGAGGTGGCGCTTCCTCACCAATGGAGACTACAACCTCGTCGGATTCTGCCTCGTCGTCTTGGGTTTGGGCCTGCTCACCGTCGGATTGCTCCTCGGGCTGCTCGGTAGCCTCGTCCTCAATGACTGCGGTGTCGTCGTTCGTGGTGTCGTCTTCCTGTTCTGCCTTTGTGTTCATCGTTGACCCTGTGAAACTCACCCATTGAAACGGCTGGGTGGATACCGTGTGTGCAATTGTCACTCAATTGTGGGTTGATTGACAACTGGTTGTGCTTGTTGTTGGACGAAGCCGCCAATTTGTTCCGCCAGGTTCAGTGCGTGGTCTTGAGAATCCATGTCCACGTTGCTGAGGGTTTCGACAGTTTTGGCCCGGCTGAGTTCTGCGTCTGCGATGGTTTTGACGGTGGTGGCTCGGGCCTGGGCTGCTTTGGCTGTGGCTTCCTCGGCTGCGGCCTGCAAGTACATCGTGTTGGGGTCTTGCGGTTGGCCTTGCATTTCGGCCATGAGTTCCTGGGCTTCGTCGTCTGTGGGCTTGACCACGCCCATGCGCAAAAGCTTCTTGCGGAAGTAGGTGTTCGCTTCTCTGATGCCCTCGCCTTCCATATTCATCATAGCCATGGCGGTAATGACTTGCTGTGTCTCTGGATCTGCTGTGATCTGGAGCATCCCGGTCAGGGCGCGGACTGTGGCCTCGCGCTTGCTGGTGCTGGATGGGCCGACCTCGGCCACGACGTCAAAAGTGGCGGAGCTGAGGTCGTTTTGCATGACGACTTCGCCTGTTTCCTGGTCGATACTGGGCTGCATGAGTTCGACCATTCCAGCCTGGCCTGTGGGGGCGATGGTCTTCATCTTGCGCTTGTCTTCGATGTAGACCTCTTTGGCCATGGAGAGCCAGATCTCGCCGCAGCGCTTCATGCCCTTTGCAAAGTTGCTCATGTAGATGAAGGCCTGCATGTCCACGCGAGTCTGGATCATCTCCACGGCTTTGCCTGACATGCCGCTGACCATCTTGTCGGCCCCGGCTGGGTTGCCCAGTATGTCCTGCATGTCGGTTTCGGTGATTTGCAAGAGCGCGGCCATGGCCGGTGGGATGTTGGGGGCGCGGGTGTAAGCCACTGGACCCGACACGGCCTGGTTTCCGTTCTGGTCGGTGATCGGGTTGATGAGCAGATACGGGTAGTCTTTGAGGTTGTCCTCGGACCACATGACCTGGTGGCCTGCGACCTGCTCGGGGGTCAGGATGGGCTTTTCCACCGATGACAGCGCACTGATCTCGCCCAGCTTAGACAGCTGCATGTTCTTGAGGCGCTGGGCATCTTTGGCCAAGCGCACGTGGCCCATGCAGCGCTCAATGTTGTCCACAAACCAGCGCTTGCCGTACACGACCACGATCGGAATGCACTTGCCTGCGATGTAGCCTGCATCCTCCAAGACCCTGCCGCCGGACATGATGTATTTGTGCACGCGCTTGCGCTTGACACGCTTTTGACGCACCTCGACCGTGCCGATGGCCGCGAGGGTTTCTTCCAAGGTCTCGTCGTTGGCGAAGTCTTGCTGTGTGTAGCGTTCTTCCTCGCCTGCGATGTTCTGGAAAATGCGGATGGTCTCGGTCTTTTCCTCGACCTTGTAGTATTC